GAGAATGGCGATAGACCCCGACACTGGCAGACCAGTACCAGTTGCGTCAAAACTGGTTAGAGAACCACGCCTTGACCCAACCGCTATTGACGCCATAATCAATGCTATTGACAGTGGCGAAAAGGGCATGTTTGATGTGCAAGTGGGCGAAAAAGATACCGCTCTCATGCGTGTTAATGCCGCAGACCTGACAGCAGAAGATTTGGAAACTCTACGGGTAATGCGTGACGCTCTATTGGAAATGGAGAAGATGTATCTTGTGGACAAGCGTGTCAAGTTAGACGGAGATGAATACTTATTCACAGGCAAGGCAAAAGTAATCGTTCGTGCAGACAACTTAAATGTTGGGATGAATGGTCGCAGTATTTACTTTGAGGGCAAAATTCGTCATGAAGACGGAGACATTGTCACGGATAGTTGGGGTCGCACAATGACCTTTAACGACAGTGGCAGTATCTCCTTGTATAACGACACGCTCTTTATCAAGGAAAATTACAAGAGCATGGGTATCGCAGCACTAATTAACAACCATGCGTTCTTGTGGGGCAGAGAGCACGGGCGCATGTCAGTCAACTTGTCAACTGCAGACTCGGGGCCATTCGTTTGGGTGCGTTCTGGCTTTCCAGTTCCAAGCGGAAGCATGCACAACCAAGTCGTTGATGAACTCATCCCACGACTAAAGGCGCAAGTACGAAAGTATCAAGACGGGTTGTCATCTATCATAGAAAACGACGAGGAAGCACTGCGTGTTGCTGCATGGTTGCAAATCGCAGAGGACAGACCCCACAGGGCAAGTCTTGTAACGCTCTATAACTCATTTGATATTGACGGCAGAGAGCGTGGCGACATTCTTGCTACATATTTTGCTGACGCACTTGACCCAGCGCACAAACAACTGCAACTAAAAATTGGCGATACTCCAACAGACCATCTTCCGTATCAAGTGATTATTGAAGACCCAGTGAACTTCATACGGGCATGGCGAAACAGGAAGGGTTCTGACCCAGACGCATCTCCATCGCAACAACGACACGCATTGGATATTCGTGGCTCTTCAGTCAATACCCCTCTTGACGAACAAACGGTATCACGACTGGCAAACCTGGCTGGCGAGATAGCGGATTCTGGTCGCCAACGGGATAGAAGCCCAGTCACTTTCAAAGACAGAGACTTGCCGTTCCTGCTAGAAGCAACTGGATACAACCTTCCACCAATACTAGCAACCGAAGAAGAATTTCTTGCCGTCATATCGGAACGGAACGAACTTGAAACACCAACGCACCAAGTTGTTCAAGCAATACCAGTTTCGCTATCACAAGAAGAAGCAATAGCAGACGCACGGGCAATATTGGTGGGAACAGACCAAACAAACTACAACCTAGAGAATGGTGTCAAGGTAAATTCTACTGCACATGCCAGCGTTGCTCACATGGCGCGAGAGATGTTTGATACCGAAGATGAAAAAAAGATACCTACTGTTCTATTTGCCATGCCAAAGACTTTCCGCACTATCAAAGAACAAGATTTGCGTGAAGCGCGAATTTATCTACAAGGCCTTGATGTTGACGCCCTCAAAGAGAAGATTGGTTACAAGCGAACGCTTGATGCTGGAGAGCATTATCTGCGAACTTCCAAATTACGCCAAGAGATTAAAGGCCTACGCCCAGAAGCAACAGATGTAGTCGTGACTGCGGTATCACGGGTGCTAGAGATTGACGACCAAATTGGAGAGTTTGATGTAGCGGATGAAAAGTTCAGACTGGCACGGAATCTCATCCTCAAAGCGAATGAGCCCTCTCTTGCGGTTCTTCTTGGATATGACGGGATAATCGGAATCACAGACAGGATAACGGTACTCAACAGGCGGGGCCTCGTGGCCCTGGACTCCACAACGGACCCAGTTGCGGCTGCAAAACTTGTTGCATCAGTGAAAGGCAAAGACGGGAAGCCATTACACAGGAGTTTCCTGCCTAACCCAGTTGGATTTGACAGGCACATGAAGTACCCACAAGGCAAAGAAGAGCCTTGGTATGAAATAGACAACCCAATAAGAAACATAATTGAGAGTTTGGATATAGCCACGGGTAAGCGCCAGCAGTCACGGGTTCCACGAGGTCTTGCATCACGACGCATAGACGAGGCAACCGAGAAAGAGCGTGCAGACGCAGTCAAGGAAGTATTGGAACTCATTGGAGACGACGCATACACGCTAGACCCAGTAGAAATGGAATCGTTTAGGGCGAAGGTTGTAGACAAGTTCGTCAAGCGCCATGAGAAGCGCATGGAGAAACTTGGTGAGTTCTTCTCGCGAATGTACGGCGGTCAGACTCCATGGGTAGAGCGTGGCAAGACATTCAGGGACGATTGGAAGAAAGCCAACGCAGGAATGTCTGCACTCAACAACACGCTGGATGCTGCCGTTAAAGAGTACAACGCTAAGTTCGGCACTAAGTACGACATCTTGAATACCAACAACCAAAGCACACTTAACTACGCAGTACCCCACATGACTATTGACGAGGTGCAGACAATCCTTGAGGACGGCATCTACCCAATGCGCATCCGTGACAATCTCAAGTTCGCAAGCACCGACGGATGGGGTACCACGCCAGTCAAGGTAAACATCACCCCTCAAGATAGAGAAACTCTTGAGGCTCTGCTTCGTAGCGCTCAATACATTGACGAAATGTTCATGGGTGGTTACAACTGGCCAGATGGTTCAATCAGGATTGAATCAAACCCACAGAAGTACCGCTCAACCTTTGACTTCGTAACGATAAAGCGGGACGATGCCGGCCGCTTCATGTTCCATGTGAACGGAGTATTGGTGTCAAACGGAAAGAACATTGGCTACATTGAGCGCCGTGCATCATTTGACTACGGTGATAAGCCACGATTCACTCTTGACTACTTCCAAGTTGATGAGGAGTTTAGGTCTCAAGGAGACTTCGGGCTAATCCCATACCATTCATTCGTATGGGGCAAGGCTGCAGGGTTTCAATCTGCTTACGGAGACGCTGCTATGGATGGTGTACTCGTATGGCCGAAACTTGGGTACAACGCAATATTCGGCACAGCAGACCCACGAACTGGTTTGTCGCGCATCAGCGAACACGATGTCCAAGAGACAACATCAATGTTCAGAAGATACATAAACGACTTCATCAAGGGCAAAGGCAACGGTACTGGTCTTGTTTACAGCAAGGAAGAAGCCGCGCGCCTTACTTGGTGGATGCGTGACCTTGAAGAAACAGGTTTGCTAAACCTCACTACTTTGCTCAACCTCTTTGACGACATACCTAAAGAAGTTGGTGATGGTGCAGAACAAGCACGGGCTCTTGGTAACAGGAGAAAGATTCTCAACAAGTGGCTTGAGAATATGGCTGGGGACAATAACTGGCAACTTGAAGTAGAGATGCCTCTTAACAGCCGACTCATTCCTGATGACCCACAGTCAATCGTGCGCCGATACGCCAATGCAACACCGCGGGGCCTCACGGGTCGGCGCCGCACACCAAACAACGATTCGGACTTCGTTCAGACTGGGAAGCGTCTATGGGTATGGCGCAAACCTCTAGAAGCACAAGAACACATGAAGTCTTTGCTCAATCAGCACAAAGAAGCACGCAGGCGCGCGCGAGAACTTGAACAGCAAGCCATAGAGGCTGAAGAAGCAGGTCTTCCTTACGAAGCCATTGACGACAAGTTCTATGAAGCAGAAGAAGTTGCCCGTGACATTGAGGCACGCCTTGATGCAATGGTACGCACTGCCGACTATTCACTCAAGAAAATGATTCACACGCGCGCGCAGGTAGAAGCAGCGAACAAAGTCCTAGATGAAATGAACGACTTGAATGCTGATAGCCCTGAAGCAGCAGCAGATGCACGCCGTAAACTTCGCGAAATCATTGACAATGCTGAAAAGCAGTTAGATGATGGTCTTGATGACGCTTGGTTGTACTCAAAACTGATTGAAGAAGCAGTGATGGGCGACTGGGACGACCCCGACCAAGACTTCATTGACACACCAGACACCTATGACAACGACAACTACAAAGACAGAGTGCGAAGCATCCTCAGTGACCTGCAGGATGAGTTTGGGACATTTATCTACGGAGATGATGATGATGCCGAGTTCCTTGCAGAAGAAGACAGGCTCTTGTACTCTTCCTCACGACGTCTGGAAGAAGTCCCGCCATCGCAACTTCGCAAGATAACCGCAATGATGCGTCTTGCTACACACAAGAACACGCCTGAGAGCGAAGCACGGGTTGCAGAGGCTATGGCTGTCGCTGCAATGCGTCGTTACCGACCAGACCTTGCCAATGACGCAGCCTTTATGCGTTCGCTCGGCAAGATGACTGGTGGGCGTGGGGAGAAATCCTTGACACGGCAGTCGCGAATGACTAAAGTAAGTCACGCATGGGTTTCTCACGCAACTAAGTCATTCATTAACGAACAGCCGTTAGAGGTGAAGGGCGTACACACTAAGCCAATACTGCGCAACAAACTCAAGCGCGACATAATGAACGGTTCAGAAGGTGGTGCGTCAGGAAAATGGACACCGCGCAAGGCAAAACTCCTCGCAAAGAAGTACCGAGAAGCAGGCGGTGGCTATAGGACTGATAAGCCTTCGCGCAAGCAACGCACACTTTCCAACTGGAGCCAAGAGCGGTTCGTGTCTAACGGCAAAGGACGGGGCCCTGGGGCCCGCTACATTGGCAAGCCGTTGGGTGAAAGTAGGAAGAAGAAATGAGTCAAAAGATTTATGACTACTACCGTGAGTTGTCTAACTACCCACCGCTGACCAAGAAGAGCGTGTCCGACAAGTACATAGCATTTCTTGATGAGTACGAACTGGAACAGGCGAAGAAGAAGTACAAGAAATACATTGAAGAGGCGCGCATCTACTGGCTTCGTTCACACAAGAACCCTGTAACAGCGTTCTTTCTTTACTTCCGAGATAACGAAGATGCCGAAGAAGAGGATTACTTCTCCCCTCGCGAGTAACTTTACTTTAAGCGTCTATCACACTTATTGCAGAATTGAGCCCACGGGTAGAATCTACGCATATTAACTGGGTGCGTGCAATCAATTAACTCATCGGTTCGCGCATTGATTACTTCTCTAAAGAACTGAGACATTGGAATCCCGAGCGTATCTGCTGCCCTCTTCCAACGCGCTTTCTCTGCCTTCGTTGTCCGAATCAGAACTTGGTCACTAGCGGGGCCGTCGTCTTCCTTGATAATGCTGGAGACTGTTGGTTCAACCGTCTCAGCCACTTTGGCCATCGCCGATTTCAAGTTGTCCGTCTCTTCTGGATTCGTTTCCATCTCGCTCATCTTCTATCACCTCTGCATCAACAATAGTGCCTTCACCAAGCATTCTGGAGACAGTATCGGCCGGCAATACACCAGATGCCCCCATCAGGGTAAGCAACGCACGCGCCTCTGACTCTGGGTCAAATGCAGAAATGCTCTTTTGCATGCCCTCTTGACCAGCAAGTGTCGCACGGATTGGTGTTTGACCAGCCTGCGTGATGTCCATATTGACATTCACATTGTTTTGCTCCATGCCTAGAAGTTTTGAACGCCTATCCATAATAGACAGAACCTGTTGTACGGCTTTCATGTCTGGTTGGAACTGGACCTCAGTCCCGTCATCTTGAGTCTCTTTGCGATGTTGCGTAAGGGGCCAAATGGCGGCCTGCAGTCCATCTAGACGCTCCAACTCCATTCTTAGAACTTCTGGGTACGCAAGTGCTGTCTCTCGGTTGAGTTTCTCTAACTGACGGCTTATTGCTGACCCAACGATTCTTGTGGATACATTGAAGCGACGGGAGATTTCAGATACAGAAACCCCTGCTTGGCGCATCTTGAAAATACGCGCATCTCTTTCTGCGAGAAATTCTTTGCTAAGTATTGGCTTGTCGCTCATAATGAATGGTTTGCAAACTCCACGACTTCAAAAGGGAATCGTTTCCCTCTCTTTATTCTAGTAGGCCATTGGCGTTCGTCACGAGCACCTCTGAAGTGTCGTACATCGTAGTGATATGGCATTCCTGTCATGTCTGGTTGCAAAGAAACACCAAACTCGGGCCAGCGGGACCACACGGCTGAGCCGAACGGGCGCAATTCTCGTGAAGTCATAGATGTTCCAAGTGGGGCATGGTGTTCTAGCCAAAGCGCGCACTTAAACACATCACGAATTGTGTCTAAATACCGTGCAACTTCAATGGCTACTGCTTCAGATGTACGACCACCTGGGTCAAGGAACGCCTTGTACAAAGGACCCATGATAAGAATGTCGGGTTGGACATTCTCTAAATGCTCCTCAAGAACAGCCCTGTCGTCCAAGCGCAATAGGTCAAGACCTTGTGGTTTAACGAGTAGGTGCGACTGATGGTTCTTGGTGTGGGACACAGCGGCCGCAGCCCCGTAAATAGAACGAGAGGTTCTACGGATGATGCGCTCAGGGTTCTCTAGGTCAACAGTTAGCGTGACCACTGGCTTCATCGGCTGATAGGTGAACGGGTGTACTCCAGCGCCAGCACAAATCGCTATCTGTCGCGCAAGCATCGTCTTACCAACGCCTTCGGCTGCTACAACAATTACTCGTTCGCCACGCTCTAGCAATCCTGGAATAACCCAATCGTATGAATCGTCATCTGATTCGTTTACGAAAGCACTCCACTCAACGAGGCGACCAGTGTCTACTGGCTTGGTTGATGAAGTCCTAGCAATCAATAACTCCGCTTTGAGAAGTTTCTGTGTATCTGAAATGTCGGAACGCTGTAATAACTCGGTGATTGCTGTAAGTGCGCTTGACTCTTGGGTCGGGGCTTCCGCTTCCAGTCGTTCGGGTGATTCTTCAACCACATCACTCGCTTGATAAGCAACCAAATCGTTAATAGTCCCACCAGCGCCAAGATGGTCTGTAATGTCTTTACCACGGGTACAAGTCCATACCTGAACATCGCAACCAGCCTCCTTTAGTTCTTCGTATACCGATTCGGCATGCTTTGTTCCTGCTGTGTCTTTGTCGGCGATAATGTCCACCGTTGCTCCAGCGAGAACTTCTGTGTGTATCGGCAACCATGTACCTGCCCCATTGGGCATAGTCGTTGCACATATACCCATTTTGATGAGAGTGTCTGCATCTTTTTCTCCCTCTACTACCCAAATCGGTTCACCGTTGGCTACTGCTTTAGCAACCATCGGCAAGTTGTACAGTACACGGGGGGTGTCACCAAGTTTGTATGACCAACCACTTCCATCTCGTTTGCGTTGACGAAATGTCTTTTCCCCTCGTTCATTTATGTAACGGAGTTTCTCAAACAGCAGAGTCCCGTCCGCAGCCAGATACTTGTATGTGGCGGTGAGTTTGAGTTCCTCTTTCTTTTTAGGTGGATAGAGGTCAGCCATAGAGATGCCCATACTCTCACATGCCTTTGCAGTGTCACAGCGACCTGCATGGCAGTACATCACTACTTTTCCGCTGTCCCCCTCTGATACCGAGAAAGATGGGTTCTCATCGTCATTTCTGCACGGGCATTTTGCTTGGAAGCCCTCTCCAACACGGACTACTCCCTGTAAGCGGGATAGGACATTGTCCAGTTGCGGAGAAATTTGGTTCACGAAGCCATCTCTATGTACTTACGAACTGCTTCTGATTTCAAGAACCGTTTTGCATATGACTCACGGAGAATCATCGCTGTTTGCGAATTCCTACGACCAATGCCGTGAATGAACACTTTTCCGTCGCGCACGCACACAATGTTGTGTCGCGCTCTGAGATACACGCGCTCTGCCTCTGTCGCACCACCCCAAATACCAAATGGTTCTGCGCGCAATGCGTAATCTAAACACTTTATTTGAATTGGGCATGAATTGCAAATCTTGATGGCTTTGGCAATCCGTTCGTATTCGGCCGCGCGCTGAGTCCCGTTCATCTCTGGAAGATTGCGTGGAAACCAGATGCTCCCATCATGTTCTTTGCACAATGCTTGAGAGAAATCAGGATAGGCAATGTCTACATCTTTTGCTTGGGCAATTCTAGTCTTTTCGTAGAGACCCTTTAGTGTCTCACCCTTTTCGTCTTTGAGGTAACGGCGAATCCGCTCTTTCCCACACTTCATGAGAATTGCGATGACTTCAATTTGCGTGTTCTCAGAACGATACTTATCAATCTGTTGCTTCTCTTCATCCGAGAAGACCTTCCGCCGCGAGAGCCCCGCTGGTAAATCTGAACTAGACATAAGCCCCCCTTTTGATAGCGATTAGTTGTCGGCTATCCTACGCACTTCTGCACCCGATAACCAAATGACTGCTCCACTTATTTGTAACTTTCCTGTGACATCAACAGCCCTGACATCAACCTGTTCAAGTGGGACACGAAACTCATGTGATAGTTTCGCTCGCACTCTGTCAATCTCTGTTTCTGACTTAAGCAACTGTGAGTCGTAGTCGTCCAGCATCGGGGCTGGATTGGCCAGGGCCCTAATCTCAATTTCTTTTGCACTTGTTCTCAAACACCAAGCACAAGCAATCTTTGGAACAGTCGCTTTACGATTTCTTGTTTCGGTATGACCGCACTCAAGTATGTGTTCGTACATTACCTTTCCCCATGTGCCGATTTTGCGGATTTCTTTTATCCTGCGACGAGGGGCTTTGCGATGTTCGGTTGTCATAATTCTCAATAACGGATACTATTACACATATAAATAAAAAAACCCCCTGTCTTGCTATCTCGTAGCAAATTAACAGGGGGATTTTTAATTACTGATTAAATCAGAATGGTTCGTCTACTTCATTGCCCGTTGCTACTGCAGGACGGGTTCGTGGTGCAGCCGAGTTCTGTGGGCGAGGTGCGCTCTTTTGTCCGCCACCTGCTTGTGCTTGACGACGGGTAACTCCCTCAATTGAACGAGTCGCAATTCCAATCTCATCTGCAATCAAATCAACTGCAGACTTCTTTTCGCCGTCCTTTTCGTATGTGCGCTGCTCCAGACGCCCCGTTACTACGACTCCGATTCCCTTTTCAAGAACCGCTGCCGAGTTTTCTGCGAGGTAACGCCATGCAGTCACATTGAAGAAAGAAACTTTTTCCTGCTTCTCACCAGACTGGTCGGTGTAGTTGTAATTCACTGCAACGGAAAATGCCAGACGGGCAACTCCAGAGGCTGTGAAAGTGAGTTCGGGAGTTTGTGTGACATTCCCCGAAATGGACAGGTTTGCTGTTGACATATCGTCTCCTTAGTTATGCGTGAACCCTCAGCCTAGCAGCGGGGCTTCCCAGTCGCAACTAGCCTTGATTGAAAGGAACTGCACTCAACTGATTGTCACGAGGGCTAAGTCTCGCCATAAATGTTCCGTCTGTTCCGACTTCAGTTACTTTGATTCCAAGTACCGCAATGACGAAATCAGCAAATTCCTCTGCGTCTCGCAATTCTTCTGTGGTTGGGTTCGCTTCGTCTTCTGCAGTCAGCATGACCATTGAGTCGTGCAATGTCTGTCGTATTTTGAGTTGTGCTTCGTTTGGTGTCATGTCTATACCTTACACGTTATTGGGCTGAAACCGAACACGTTGCCATGGAGCCCCGTCGCGCAAATGCGTTCAAGGTTGCCATGTGCAATGGTACGATTTCTTCCATAGTTCCGTAACCGCCTGCCATGACAATTACGGTTGGCTTTCCGTGCAATGCCTGCGCTACCATCTCTTCACGGGCTTTTACGCCTTCGGGTGAAATGGTTGGGTAGATGTCTACGCCAGCGTTATAGAACACAACATCGGTTTCGTCAGTTATGTAAGTGCTCAATGCCTTTTCTACTGAATTGAGGTAATTCCTGTCTTTGTCCAACTGGGACTTGTGCCCACGGGAACTGACTACCTCAAAGTAATCCTTCTTGCTTGTTGGTCGGTAAGTATCAAATGGTGACACCGAGACATCTACTTGGTTGATGTTGTTTCTACGGAAGCCTCGCTCTTGCAAGATGTACTTGTATGTTCCACCGCCACAATGAGCGTCCAAGTCAAGGACTGTTACCTTGCGATTGAACTCACGGGAAGCGAACATTGCTCCAATAGCCAATGAATTGACAGTGCAGTATCCGTCGCCCATTCCTGGCCCCGCATGGTGCATTCCGCAAGACAATGAGACGGAAACGCTGTCGCCCGACACAACATCTACAACAGCCTGCATAATTCCTGCAGTTGAGTTATTGACCATGGGCATAAATCCTTCGTCCCACGGGAATCCGTTAGATGAAGCCAAGTATTCGGGCTTGCCAGTTGCGAGCGCATTGTAGTACTCGGGTGTAATGGAGTTCTTTACCCAAACCTCGGCAAGTGCCAACATGGTCCTTGGGTCTTGTAAGTCGTAAGGCGAAATCAAATTGGCACGGATTGCGTCAGCAATGAACCGAGACTTCTGAAATGTCTCAAAGTCCACTTGTGTTCCGTTGTATTTATCGTTATGGTAGATATTCATGGGTCTACCTTACCCGTTATAGTGCAAAACCACAACCTAGGGCTAACGGTACAAAGGAGGGGAAAACCGCTAACTCAGGTTGTGGCTTGCTTTACGAGTTTATCAAGCGAATTGGCGTACGCTATCCAACTCCGCTTCGTCTCTGTTCCAATAACCAACCATTTCGGGCGCAGATACCGTGTTGTAGCGGTCTGCGATTGCGCATGCTTGGCTCTTGCTTACGGCTGGAATATCCAACTCAAGGAAATCAGAGGAATCGCCAGTAGGTGATTGAACATGAAAACGGACTGCCCACTCTGTGCGGACGCCGTACAAGTCCATTGGTTTGATGATGACGCTTGCTTGAACAATGTCACCCTTGTATCTCGGTTTATCTGTCATGTGTTTATCCTATCCGTTATTAGTGGTAATGACAACTTTTGTGTTTCTTACGGGCGGGGCCGCCGACTCAGCACTCCATCATTACTTGACCGCCGTCAGTAAGGCGCAATTCACAATCTTGGTTTTGCTTCAGAACGATTGCCTGTCCAACTTGAATCTCAGTTCCGTAGAACTCAACATGGTCGTCAACGGCTGACCTGAGATTTCCAGTGCAGTTCACGGTGACAATTCGCCACAGAGTATCGCCTTGGTTCACGACTGTGTTGTCGTTTGCTGAATCACATGTGTATTCATCTAGGCGTTTATTGAAATCAAATACCAACCAAATAGTCCCGCCGACCAGCGACGCCCAAAAAATGGTGCGTACCATGCTTCTGATTCGTTTGTGGGTATACCTGTCCAAATTGGACTCCTTTGCTACTTGACTATGTTAGGGATTGTTTGCTTTGCGACTGATATAGGCGTCAAGCACTTGACTAAAGGACTTGGAACGCTCAAATGCGTATCCGTAGATGACCATTGCGAGTATGGCTGTAACGCTAATGCCCATTCCCCAAATGATTATGGCTACGATTGCCCACATTGCGAGTTTTGTCTTGTCCATTCGTGTCATGTCTATTACTGTATCCGTTATTTGGGACAATGACAACCCCTCACAACGCCTTTGTATAAAGGCTCATCACTAGTTGTGCTCCCAGTTCTAGTTCGCTTTCGGGGCTGCCGCCGTCCACTGCTGAGTTCACTACATGGCGCTTTGAGGCAATAAGTGCATAGATTTCCTCGTCAATAGTGCCAGCACATAGCGCATAGGTGGCTGTCACCGAGCCCCGCTGCCCCATTCTGTGCAAGCGAGAGTAAGTCTGGTCAATATCTGCGGGCGTCCACGGAAGTTCAACAAAAAGAATTTCTTGTGAAGCAGTAAGCGTATGCCCCGTCTTCGCTGCTTGAATACTCAAAACCATAACGGTGGCGGAAGACTCTTCCTGAAACTTCTTCTTAGCAATCTCAACATCTTCTACGCTCATGCCACCCTGTATCTTCAGTCCACCGAAGCGGTTAGCAAGTTCATCAACCACATCTCTATGGTGTGCAGCGATTACAACCTTAGAACCATCTGCTGTCCTCTGTTCAACCCACTCGTTGATGGTTTCCATTTTTGCTTTCGCTGCAAGTCTACGCAATACAGATAGACGAATCAAGTTTTGTGCAGACTCCGCCTTCATGCGTGCCCTCACTGCAGCCGAGTGTGGTGACTGACCCAGTTCCAGTGCAATCTGTTTGGCTCGCTCTACTAGGAACTCAACGATGTCTGTTTCTGCTTTTTTGTATTCAAGCATCGGGGCCGACGCGCCGGGGACCAAGAGTTCTTGATGAAAGATTGGTGGTAATTCGGTTAGCACCTGAGACTTTGTTCGTCTGATGTAACACACACTGCGTAG